TAAGCTATCTGAGAGCGAATCTAAGCGCGTTCCTGACCTTCTTGGTCTAGTTGCATTGCGGTTAAGTATCGGGGCTAATAAATGCCCTAAGTGCCGTGGCGTTGGAGAGCTAAAATCATCAAGCGAAGTTGTCAAATGTCCCTCATGTGGGGGCGAAGGCAACAAGAAACTTAGCATTCGAAAGCTAGAAAAGATCATAGGCGTTAGTCGAAAACGCTCAGAGAAAGTATGGCAACCCCGATTAACTATTTTGTTATCGGAATATGCCGTGATGGAGTCAGATATTAGCCAAGCTATTCAGCAAGGTTTGAGAGAGTGACAAGCTGATTTATGGCTAGTGCTGTCTGCTTTTGGATGGGGTGATCTTGCTCAAGCCTAATAATCTGTCTATTAGTTAGACCTAGCTTTTCTGCAAGCTGTAATTGAGTTAAACCCAACTGTTGTCGGGCTTTTTTGAAATCAGAGTTAGTCATTGGCAACCTCATATACTTTTTTTTCGCCTTTATCGTCTGATGCCATAAATTCATCTCCAAAAGCAAACCGCATAATTTGAGCTTGATGTAATTTTGTTTGCTCTTTAATTGTCTTATTTGAAAGTATGCTAATCATTTCTACTTCAGTTAGTAATTTTTTCATTTTAATTCACCGTGAATCATTGTGTAAATTTCAACAAAATCACTCTTGCTAATCTCTTCAATTTGGTCAAAGTCAGCGTGATTTGAATATGCTTCTAAAAACTCTAAGACTTGTCTGTTGTTTTGAAAATGCCAAACCTTAGCCTTATTATTGATGATCCCAGTGTAATAAATCATGGTGTTTCCCCTTGGTTAATGTCTTGATGTTGTTAATATATGACACTATGTCACATGGTGCAAGTATTATTTGTAATTATTTTTAAAAGCGGACAAAAGGTCAGACTTTGTGTCCTTGACAACGTACCAACAATACTATTGGTACACTTTATCGATACTCTTTGAGTAATAAGCGTCCTTCAAAAATCCAAAAAAAAGAAGGAGCGGACAAAAGGTCAGACTTTGTGTCCTTGACAATGATAAAACATCGCACCTTTTATCAGTAAGGCAAACTACTGTATAAATAAACACTGTATAGATTGACAGTGGTGACAAAATGTGAAACAATTTACCACACTAGCCGTTCCCCTACTTTTTCGGCTGACTCCCGATCTTATACCGCCTCTTTTGGCGGTTTTTTTGTTTTAAAGGCGGCTCTTTTTAAGGGTGACCTGTGCTGTCCGATTGAAGCGACCAACTCCCTAATAGTCGTGGGACAGCCAAACTATCTAAGAGGCAGAGCATGAGAACTTCTGAATCCGGTAAGGAATTTATTAAAGACTTTGAAGGTTGCAAGCTAGAAGCGTATCAATGCTCTGGTGGCGTTTGGACGATTGGTTACGGACACGCTCGTAACGTCCAAGAAGGTGACAAGATCACCAACAAAGAAGCTGATGCCTTACTGGTTAAGGATATTGAGATGGTTGAGCATCACGTTGATCGCCTGGTTAATGTTCACCTATTACGAAATGAGTGGGATGCCATCGTTTCTTGGTGTTTCAATTTAGGCTGCGGAAACCTAAGAGCAAGCACTCTATTAGTTAAAATAAACGAAGGTAATCTGGATAAGGTTTCAGAGCAGATCGTTCGATGGGACAAAGCCGGGGGCAAAGTTGTTGCCGGACTAACAAGGCGCAGAAAAGCAGAGGCAGAGTTATTTGATAACGCTATATACAATCATAAGCCTAAAGAGCCTAAGCCAAAAGCTAAGGCCAAAACTGATGGATAATCACGGAAAAGACTTGATGGATGTTGCTGCCGCATCAACTGGCATTTTATCAATGGCCGCATGGTTACCACCAACGGCATCTCTATTCACTATCATATGGCTTGGGTTACGAATCTATGAATCCAAGACTATCCAAGATTTAATTAATAAGAAATGAATCTAAATATCGAGTATGTAAAAAGGGATCAGTTAATACCCTATATAAACAATTCGCGAACGCATGATAATAATCAGGTAAAGCAGATTGCAGGATCAATCAAAGAGTTTGGGTTTACTAATCCACTATTGATTGACGAGCAGGGTGGAATCATAGCCGGGCATGGACGATTAATGGCGGCTGATCTGTTAGGTATTGATGAAGTGCCAACAATAACCCTTAAAGGGCTTACAGAGGCACAGCGCAAAGCGTACGTTATTGCTGACAATCAGTTAGCACTTAATGCCGGGTGGGATTTAGATAATTTAAAGGTTGAGATTGATCGCTTGACTGAGTTGGACTTTGATGTTGATTTACTAGGTTTTGATGATGATTTTTTATCATCGCTACTTGATGAGCCTACTGAGGGTTTAACCGATGAGGATGCTGTTCCTGATGCTCCTGAAAACCCGGTAACGGTTGAGGGTGATGTCTGGATATTAGGCAATCACAGATTAATGTGTGGGGACTCAACAAGTATCGATGCGGTAGATAAGCTAATGGATGGAAACAAAGCCGATATGGTCTTTACTGATCCTCCTTACAATGTAGGCTTTAACGGTAGAAGCGGCAAGCATGATGTTATTAAAAACGATGCTCTTGAAAAAGGAGAGTTTGATTCTTTTATAGGTGAGATTTGCCAAATTATAAAAACCATAGACCCGCAAGTTTATTATGTGTGGTGTAACTGGAAGTTTTATGCGCAACTGCAAGGAAGGCTAGACTATAAGGCTTGCATTGTTTGGGCAAAGAATGTGTTTGGGCTAGGTCGTGGGTACAGGCATCAACATGAGTTTTGCTTGTTTAACGGCAAGGTAGACGAAGCTATAAAGAATGAATCCGATTTATGGAACATTAAAAAAGATAGTCGTTACGTTCACCCAACGCAAAAGCCAGTAGAGTTATCGGTTAGGGCGTTTGGGAATCATATTCGGCTAACCAATGTGCTTGATTTGTTTGGCGGCTCTGGTTCAACTTTGATAGGCGCGGAACAAACTGGGCGTAATTGTTTTGTAATGGAGTTAGACCCCAAGTATTGCGATGTTATTGTCAAGCGATGGGAAGAGTTTACAGGTAAAGAGGCTGTGCTTGAATCAACTGGCAAATCATACAGTGAAGCCGCGTGAAGAACGGCAGGCAGGGTGAAGGTGGTGGCAAACCTAAAATAGTTTTCACGCAAGACCAAATAGACCAGGTTGAAAAGCTCGCATCACTGCTAACCAAAGGGCAATTGTGTGATTACTTGGGTATAAGTGAGCCAACATTTCGGGCAATAGAGGCAAGGCAAGCAGAAGTATCTTTCGCTTATAAAAAAGGGAAGGGAAAAGCAATAGCATCTGTTGCGGCTAGTCTTTTAAAGCAAGCGCAAAAAGGCAACATGACAGCGGCAATATTTTTCTTAAAAACGCAAGCATCCTGGAAAGAGGAACAGCCAGAAGCACAAGAGATACCCCCTATTAACATCGTGGTGGATAGTCGTGCAACTAACGCTACCGCAGAGTGAGATATTTTGTTCTGACAGCCGTTTTCGCGTCTGCGTTGCAGGTAGAAGATTTGGCAAAACATTCCTATCTACAGGGGAAATACTTAGGGCGGCAATTGGCGGCAAGAATCGCAACTGTTGGTATTTAGCCCCCACATACTCAGCAGCCAAAGAGATCGCTTGGGATATGCTAATCGAAAGCATACCTGACGAATACATTGTTAAAAAAAACGAAACGTCCCTTACGATTAAATTAATAAACGGATCAACCATAGCCCTAAAAGGCACAGAGAAAAGTAGCAACCTTAGAGGTCGGGCGCTTGATATGGTTGTGCTAGATGAATTTTCAGAAATGAAGAATGAGGTCTGGCATGAAGTGATTAGACCTTCGCTATCAGATCGTGAGGGTTCAGCCCTTTTTATCGGCACTCCTAAAGGTCGCAACCACTTTTATGATTTGTGGGCTAAAGGAGTGGATGGTGCTGACAATTGGCAGAGCTTTCAGTATACGACCTTAGATGGCGGCAATGTATCCGCGAGTGAGATCGAGCAAGCAAAGGCTGATCTTGATGAGCGCACATTTAAGCAAGAGTATGAAGCAGCCTTTATTACTTACGCAGGCATTATCTACTACAATTTTGAACGCGCCTCCTCAGTCGTTAAGTTTGAGGATGATGGGGGTGTATTGCACATAGGGATGGACTTTAACACCGACCCGATGAGCGCGGTGGTCGCACAACGTAAAGGCAATACTCTGATCTGCATAGACGAGATTGTGATCTACGGCAGCAACACAGATGAGATGGCTAAAGAGATACATCAACGCTATCCAAATCGACAAATCATTATTTACCCTGATCCTGCGGCACGACAAAGAAAGACATCAGCCGGGGGTCGTACAGATTTATCCATATTACAAAATGCAGGCTTTATGACTAAGGCCAAGCAATCCCACCCTGCTGTCCGTGACCGCATTAACGCGGTTAATTCACGGCTCAAGTCAGGCAATGGGGAAAGGCATCTGTTTTTTACCGACAAGTGTAAGCAAGCGATTAAGTCGCTAGAGCGGCAGACTTACAAAGAAGGGACGAGCCAACCTAACAAAGATGATGGCTATGATCATGCTAATGATGCCCTTGGGTACATGGTTGAATATCTCTTCCCGATAAAAACAGACTATAAAATCGAACAGCCTACGCGGTGGACTTAATGGCAGACATTGAATATACAACACCAGAATACGACAATCACAAGGAGAGTTGGTCGTTCTACCTCCGTAGTTATATGGGTGGACAAGATTATCGTGATGGATCGTATCTGACCAAATACGTCAACGAGGACGCTGATTCATATGGTCGTAGAATCGACCTGACTGCTATGGACAACCATTGCAAGAACATCGTTCACATATACAGCAGCTTTCTATGGCGCGTCCCACCAACTCGATCATTTAACTCATTAGCCAACAACGTAGCCCTTGAGCCATTCTTAAAAGACTGTGATCTTGATGGTCGCTCATTAAACACCTTTATGCGTGAAGCGCAGGTATGGGCATCGGTCTACGGCAATGTCTGGGTAATGATGGATAAGCCTAAATCTAACGCAGGGACAAAGGCCGAAGAACTGGCGCAAGAGATTCGTCCTTACCTGACGCTATTTACTCCTGAAAACGTGTTTGATTGGAAGTACGAGAGAACCCCTAGCGGTCGTTTTAAGCTGATCTATTTAAAGGTTAGAGAAAGCATACAGCATGTCTCTGATACAGAGGTGGAGGCTCATTACAAGGTCTGGACGGAAGATACTATTGAGTCGTACATATCCTCTAACGGCAAAGAAAAGAAAGTCGATACGATGGACAATCCACTGGGTCGTATCCCGGCTGTGTTCCTTCCTGCACAACGATCAGTCACTAGAGGTATTGGCATATCTGATTTATCTGATGTCGCATACATGCAACGCGCTATCTATCAAGAACTATCAGAAATAGAGCAGCTTATACGGATATCCAACCACCCCACTTTAGTAAAAACCTTTGGCACAGATGCAAGTGCCGGGGCAGGGTCGGTCATTAACTTACCTGATGACATGGATCAAGGCCTAAAACCTTACCAAATGCAACCCAGTGGACAGAACTTAGACGCTGTTCGTGCATCGATAACCGATAAGGTCGAGGCCATTAACAGAATGACTCATATGGGCGCTGTTCGCGGTACAACGGCAATGACGCAATCTGGCGTGGCTATGCAGACAGAGTTTCAGATGCTTAACGCCAAGCTATCGGAGAAGGCTGATATCTTACAGTTAGCAGAGGAGCAATTGTTTGTATTGTTCTGTGATTGGCAAGATGTTACCCCGGATGTAGAAATATCCTATCCAGATGCTTTTGATCTTAGGG